ACTTACTCTTCTCAATAAGAAGTTCAGGGTAGTGGGTATGCCTACACTTGAGTTCAATGAATAAACCTTTGGTATTTGTGGTGCAATCAAAAGAGTCGTAAGTTGATTCTGATTTCACAAGATCGGGAAAGTGGCTATCTTTGAGATAGTCAAAGAGTTCTTGTTCGCTCACGCCCAGGGACTCTCTCCACCGAGTATCTGCTGGAGCCTACGCATAGAAGCGTTAGCTCTCCTATCAGCGCTAGATACCGCACACTCTAGATACTGCGCTAGTTGATGTAGCGTAGCCGCTTCGTGATAACGCATACGTAAGATCACTTGGTCTTCCTGCTCTAGTTTTAGATAAGCCTTCTTGATGTCAATGAGTGTAGCCAATAGGTTGCCACCCTCAGCCGGAGCTGACTGCTTACGTGGCTGTCCATCGTTAATCATATTCTGCGCTTGCTCTAGCGCTGTGTTATCTACAATAGATGCGATAACAAAGGGTAGTAGTTGACCCAAGGTAGCGGTATCGTAGAAGGCTTCATCGCCTATTCGATAGCCGGACTTGTTAGCCTTTTCTTTGCGAGCGTAGCGCTCTGCGTGGCGCTTCATCTGCCAAGCAATACGCCTCTCATTGGCAATACGCTTGATGGTATTCTCTTCGTTTAGTTGATCTATAAAGCTATCATTCCTAGAAGTAGCCCAGAGATAACACTCTTGTAGCACATCCTCTTTCTCAACATAACCCCTGTAGCGACGATAGATTGCTTGCGCTACGCCAGGTGCTATGTCAAGTAAGGTAGGATGTAGTTCAGTCATTGGGTAAGCTAGGCCATTTCTTGTCAAGGACTAGGATTGCAATAGCTGAATAGTTCAGCAAATCTATGAAGGAATCTCTGAGGGATTCGTTTGATGGTGCAACTCTTGAATCAATGAGATGATTGATCCTGGCAGTTTTGTCGTGCATCCGTACTCGCAATCCATTAAGTGCTCCACCTGGACTGTGAGCAATATTTTTTGGCCCGTAATCTTTGTGTTTACGGATGAGGAGATTTCCTGCTGTGTCGAGGACACGCCATACTTCTTGGACGAAGGCTTCATCTATTTGCGAACCGGCATTGGCTGGCAGGTAATCGTTCCATTCTTGTAATCTATCGAGACTATTATCATCCCCATATCCATCAATAATCTTGCTGCCTCTTGGAGATCCTTTTTCTTGCTCATTCATCTGACTCCTCCTACTAGGTTGGTTAGTTCTTCCTTGCCATTAGCCAGGTAGAAGTCCGTAATGTCCATACCTGGTGGTAATTGTACTATTTGTGAGTTGAGTACCTCACTTGCGACACGCCGAGCAAACTCAGCTCCTGGGTTAGTCTCTTTATCTTCTCTTGTGTCGTTATCTCCGATGACATAGATGATGTCAAAGCCAGTAAATAACTTAGGATAATAAGGTTTCCAAGCAGCAACTCCAGGTACACCTACTGCTGGTATGCCTGCCTCATTCATAATGATTGCATCAAACTCACCCTCGCAAATCACTATCTTTGATGAGTCATAAGTAGTAGCAGTTACATTATAGAGATGACTCTTCTGCCCTACCGGAGCGCCATACTTAGGCTTACCATCATCTAACCTACGAAACTTAAAGCCTACGCATATATCTAAAGCTGTGAAGTATGGAATAGATATCCAACCGGTATAACCCTGATGACCCTCAATAGGATCGGCTATAGTTCCAAGACTATAGCGCTGTGCTACCTCTTTAGATATCCCACGTGCGCTTAGATATGCCAGCGCCTCTTCGCTTATTGCCTGAGCGTATCTGTGCGCCGCCTCGTTTAGCAATGTCGACTGCGTAGTTGAGAGCATCCTTAAACCCCATCTCCTCGTTAGCCATTACAACATCTACTGCCGAACCACCTTTACCGCAGGTGTGGCAGTAATATAAATTATCGTAAGTGTTCATCACTGCACTGCGACGTGAGTCATCGTGCATACAACACTTAACTGAAACATTCTTACCCTGCTTTATCTCACCACCATAGTGGGCAACGATAAGGTCTATGGGGATTGCACTCGCATCGGAGTTGCCTTTTCTCCCACCTTTACGTACCACCCTGGACCAGTCCTGTGTAGACAAGTGCAATCTCCTTTGCAGAACTCGTGTAGCTCCTCTGCCTTATCGTAATTACCTAAAGCGTTATAGTCGCCACCTGCTTTGCAGTCTAAGCAGATCACTTCTGCTCTTCTTTCGGTTCTTCTTTAGGTTTTAGAATCTCTGTTGTTGTTATATCACCTTGTGGTGTTGGCATTTGTTCTATCCATTTCTCTAATGATTGTATTACCCAAGCATCTTCTATAGATGCGTTCCTTCTTTTGACTATGACGAAGGCCGGAGGATTGACGGGTAACCCCCGAGCCTTCGCATAGTTGGCTGCCTCAGTCTGAGCTTCTGCCCAGAACTGTGGAAGGTTGACGGACTTGCGGTTCTTACACTCCAAAATATAGGTCTGACCTGCGATTATGGTAACGATGTCACCTTCATCAGCAGACCCCGCCTTAGCTAATCTCTCAGCAAAGTGTCCTAGTTTGCGTAGATATTTCATAACATCTGTCTCAAACTTTGAACCCTTTTGTTTATTGTATGAACTCATAGCGCCTTATTGGAGTTGTAAACCATTCTGCCGTAGGCATCAGAGTCTGCTATCTGACAAGCGGCATAATTGGTAAACAGCCCAATCCAGTCCTTGCCATCGGCAGTATGCCTACCAAATCTATTCTTGACTGCAGCAACCCGAAGGGTATGGTCATACGGATTGTAGCCAAGAGTTAGTATCAGCGCTGGTAATTGACTTACCTTTCCGTGAATCGCCTTTCGCGGTGACGGTTCAAAGATAGATCCATACTCGCTCTGCTCTGATACGTGATGTAGCACCATCACACAGGCTTCGGTTTTCCTAGCCATATCGTGTAGCTCTACCATAATTGCTCGTAACCCTGCCCATTCGTTATCTGTTTCGGCAACGACATTCATCAGGTTATCTATTACTATCAACTTAGGAGCTATGCCATAGAGTTCTATGTAAGCCTTTACCTCCGCTTCGATGTCGTCAAGCGAAGGACTTGAATCAAAGACCCACTGTATGTGGCCTATGTTCTCTAGATAGTCTGCGTAATAGTTAGGGTTATCCCTGATGTTGCTCTCAACGGTCGTCTGTACGTGACCTGAGATATGTGCAGCAGCTCTTATCATAACTGTTGCAGTATCAGTATCTGCCGAGAAGAAAAGTGTAGGCACCTGAGCTTTGATTGCATAGATCATAGCGAACATAGACTTTCCAGCGTTTGGTGCAGCGGCAACCATACACACTTGACCTCGCCGGAATGTAATCTCCTTTGTCGTTAGGTCTTTCCAAACCACAGGCAAAGGTTCTGCATTGCTATGAGAACTGCGCCAAGCTCTGTCTAGCCTAAGCACTTCTCTCCCTCGGTAGAATTATGTTTCGTTTACGGCGTATAACTTCTCTCTGAACTGGCGTAAGTCCACCCCAGATACCGTGTCGTTCTTTTTGAATACCCCATTCGGCGCATTCAAGTCGATGGTTGCATTGACTACAAATGTTCTTTGCTCGCAGAGTATTAGTTTGATCTCCACCCTGTTCAGGGAACCACAATTCCCCACCGACTTCTGCACATAGCGGAGCCTCGTATTCACGCGGCTCTCGCATCGCATTACCTTACCCAGATTGTTGGGCATTTTTCAGACTGTGGTGTGCCTTTAGCTGATGCACACATCCAGCCCTTCCAAGGTCCTTTCGCACTCACTCCTTCTTTGTATGCCATATTGCCGTGTCTGCATACGTGACCGTTTGCCGCTGGAGCAGCGGCTGGCTTAAAAGGGAATTCAGAAGCTACCTGCTTCGGTGTTGGATTAGTGTAAACGGGCGCAGTTGCAGAAGCGCCTGAGAAAGATTGGCTAACGCTTGCAATGAGGGCGGAAAAGTCCTGCGCTGCTGTTAGCAACGCTTCTAGTTCCTCCTTGTTTGCAGCATAGAGATTGATGAGAGTTCCATCGGGTGACTTAAAGTTCACCTGGAACTTGGTTGATTCGGGTGCAGCCATTAGTTTCCTCCAGTATGTTTAATTGAAAGCCTTGCGCTTTCCTTTCCTTGCTTAGTTGGCACGAAGCCTAGTGCTTTCTCCACTGCTTCTTTGTCAACTGTATTGCTTTGGACTGTTGTCCATTTAATCTCGAAACCAGATTTAGTAACGCCGAGTAATCCAGTTAGACCGTCTCGCAACGCTTCCTTTCGTTCGGTCAGTTCCTTTATTTGGTTATCGAGCTGTAGATATTCCATTGCATTTGTATCTGCATCAGGATTATCAATGATTGGTAATTCAGTTTTTGTACGTTCTTTTTTTAGACCAACGCATCCCATCTCGCCAGAGGCGTCATAGTATTTGCAATAGAACTTACAGTAACCCTCATCCCTCTCAGGAGATGGAGCCACGTCCGATTGTTTTATTGCTTCTAACCAGTTGAGCGCCTCTAGCGCGATGGCTTCGTCATAGGGTTCAGAATGCACTAGGACATCCCGCTCATCCCCATCACGA